ACAAGAAAGGTTATAATTGGAATAATCTGATGCTACAGCGTTGGGTAGATCATAATGGCCAAGAACATCGCGTGTTGGATGACTATGAACGCAATCGTGTCTTAGTTGATCTTACCGCACAGCCAGATGCGATCAAAGTTAAAATGGCAGAAACTATCGCCCAGGCACAGCGACCCAAAAATATACCAATGGTAGGCTCTCATTTTCTAAAATTCTGTGGCAAGTATGATCTGGTTAAATTAAGTGAAAATGCCAGCAATATAGCTGAATTTCTAAGTGCGGGATATCCACAGAAAGAAACAGCATGATAGCGGATGGAAAATTCCTAGCATTAGATTTGGAATTAAATCAACCTAGTGGTAAAATAATACAGGTTGGTGTGGCCATAGGTGATAAGAACACACGCTTTGAGGACTATGTGGTCCGTAAATGGTATATAGATCCACAAGAACCTATCAGCGAATTTATCACTGAACTAACTGGTATTACTGATAGTGATATACGTGCAGAAGCATACAGCCATGAACATGTTGCTCGCGAGCTTAGTGAACTAATTAAAGAGCATAAGGTCTTTATTAACCCTGTGACCTGGGGTGGTGGTGATAGTGGTGAATTACTACAAGAATTCAGCAAAAACCATGTGGATTTTCCGCATTTTGGCCGTCGTTGGATCGATGTCAAGACTTGGTATACATACTTGATGCTTACACGTGGAAAAGCACCTAGTGGTGGATTGGCGTCGGCTATGGGCTATTTCAAACTGCATTTCAAAGGTAAAGCACATAGGGCTGATGTGGATGCGGCCAATACCTTGGCATTATTTTTTAAATTATTGGATAGACAGGCTAGGTTAGAAAGCATATTAGACAGTGCAAAAAGTATTTGACTTTAATCAAAAACCTAAATATAATATATTATGAATGAAGAAATCAAGAAATTAGCAGAACAAGCAGGATTACCTACACATATAGGTTGGTGTTATGGTAAAAACATCGAACACTTCTATCGTTTGGTTGGTGAACGCTGTGCTGACATGTGTGGTAGCCAAGCTGATCAAAAAAATCTGCGACGTCATTTTGGATTAGATTACTATGATGGCCCTACACACTATCAGGACACAAGGCATCAACAAACACAGTATGACTGGAGCAAACACTACATTGAGGACAAAAAATAAATGGCTTGGATTATAGATAAAACGTTTGAATTCTGTTATGGACACAGGGTTTGGACACAGAAACTAAATGGTGAATATGCGGCAGACTTGAAGTGTGCTTGCCGTCACCTACATGGACATGAAGGTAAGATGCAGGTTTATCTAAAGAGCCTAGACGGCAACTTAGATCAGACAGGTATGGTAACTGACTTCCGACATCTTGAATGGTTGAAGAAATGGATCAATGAGTATATCGATCATCAGTTTATTGTAGATCGTCATGATCCATTATATGATCAATTACTTGGAGGTAGTGTGCTATATCCCGTAACTATCCCAGATACTGATAAGGTAGCTGGGTATAAGATTGACTTAGGTGGATTAGAGCCCAACACACCAGAGTATGAATATTACGAAGGATTCTTGATAGTAGACTTTGTGCCAACTAGTGAAAACTTATCCAGCTGGATGGCTGACCTAGTAGATGCAAAGATGAAGAAACTTAACGTAACTGTTGATCACATTGATTGGTGGGAGACTCCTAAGAGTCGTAGCGTATTTTACAAATGACCATGACAGTATTCATCTTACTAGCCTTATTTGGCATCAAGCATTTCATCGCTGACTTCTTGATGCAGTATGACTACATGCTCCGTGAAAAAGGCATCTATGGTGCTACAGGTGGCTTACATCATGCTATGATACATGCTAGTTTTACTTTCTTAATTCTAGTGTTCTTTTGCTCTAATGCAAACGTAGTTATCCCACTTTCTTTCGCGGACTTTGTCCTGCACTATCATATAGATTATTTTAAACAGAAATTGAATCAGGGACTTACCTCAGTAGATCGTATGTTCTGGGTTTGGCTTGGCGCGGATCAAGCTCTGCACTATTTAACTTACGTAGGAATTATCAGTTATGTCACTCTTGGCTAAAGCAATCGTCAAAAATAAATGTTGGGTAGTTGAGGATAATGGTTACCAGATTGGAACTATCATGGCTAACCCACAAGGTGTAGTTTATTCTCATGATCAACGTAAAGAACAGTTCGCTAGCCTTAAATTACTCAGCGACAAATATAATATCATAGTAGACAAAACACCACCCAAACGTATAATTACAGAAAGCAACACCGTCTACGGATTTCCATGTGAGCATAAACCTAATAACGTCTTATGGGATGTCAAGCACAAGTTACCTATCTATACCAAAGGCAACAAGTCAAAGAGTTTTTTCTGTGCTGGCTACTATATCGTCAAGTTTAACAATGGTTGGGTTAAATCCTATTGTCCTAAACTAATTACCCTCAATCGCTATCCCTACGCTGGCCCATATGATACAGTAGAGGAAATGCAAGAACGCTTAAGGATCGCAAATGGAGCACTCTTTGGAACAACAATTAAGCCTGCATCTGAAGAACTTTAATAATAAGATTAAAGTTCTAAATCAAACTGGCGCAAAAGATCTAACACTAACCGCAGTAGAAGCACGCAACATTCATAGCGAAATCTTTGAACTATTGATGCAAATACAAGAGCTTGCACGTGTTAAGAAAGAACAAGCAAATGAAGTCATTACTGTCCAAGTTGGTGGCGGTAAATTCTAATTATATACTCTGATAATTGGCATAAATATATATGGAGAAACATATATAATGTCAAGACCAAAACCCAATGTGCTATTAGAGCACGTTAATAAAACAAATTACAAAAGTGATCAGATTCTGAGTTCAGAAGGTATCTGGGCGGTGTTTTTTGATAGCCAACCTATTAATCTCAAAACACAAAATATGTTAGTCGCCTACCCAGGTCCTAAGTATAAGAAAGTCAGTTTCAGCAATCCTGGTCATGCAATTAATCTCGCTAAAAAGCTCAACACACTTTTTAAAAGCGATAAGTTTAGTGTAGTATTACTCAAAGCTGGCGATCAGATCTATCCTTAATCATGGCAAAACGCACTGCTGAATCATTGCAGAATGTATGGCAGGCCCGATTTCAACAGCACACCCTGAATCCGTTTACTAGTGATCCCAAACTTGGCCTGCGCTATCAGAGATTTGACAATCCCGCCAGCTGGTGGCATAATCCCGTAAACCCAGATAGCCTGCGATTGACACGCCCGGCATTTAACATGCTGAACAAAAATTCAGAGATAAAAAATTGGCATTTTAAATTACCTGCACCTTTGGTTACCAGGGCTTTTATCCAATTGGAAAAACATTTCACCAGTCCTTATTATATTGCTACCCATACCAGCATTTATGTATTCAGTGAGCAGGATTCGATCATGTTGGCCTTACATGGCTCAAATCTACAGCAATATCTTGACAATCTAAGTCAGTGATGTTATACTGTTTTATATGTTTGAATATGTCGCCACCCTAGTAGGTATGCAACAGGTCGATGAAGTTCTATTGGCCAAAGCCCAGGCCAAAGAAATCAATCGAGCCCAGATAGTCCAGACTGCTCCCTTCAGCACTTGCTCCTATAAAGACGACGTAAAAATCAAAGAATGCCTCAAAGCCAAGTTCAAATTCCTTGAAAAAACTCCTGATCCCTATGATGATATGTGGGATCCAAATTGGGTAAATAAACCTTAAAAAACAACGATTTATAAGTCATTGATTATAAACAACTTCTAAAAATCACTTATTTTTTGGTTGACTTTTGGTTAAAATTCCTGTATAATACTACGTATAGACAATAAAAAAGGAGTTAGACAAATGGCAACTAGAGAAGAACAATTACAGTGGGAACGTCAATGTTACGGTATGACTAAACAACAATTAGATCATATGGTAAAAACGCAGGCTTTTCCTGGCACAGAATTAATGTTTGCCGCAGGCATGTTAAGTGATGCACAACAGATCATGGACCCAGAATTTAACGCTGATGGTTGGGTGAGCCCACAAACAGCCAATCAGGCTCGTCAGTATATCAACTGCGCCAAGGCCATCATGTTTGATGTCATGGACCCATCACGTCGTGGTGCAATGAAAGAGACTGCCTAATGGACAAGTTTCTATACTTCGCAACCGTGCCAAAAGAGATCCAAGAACTCTTGGCCCAATATCGTAGCCCAGAGAACGAAGCCAGTATATGGAAATGGATTCCTGTCTGCTACTTGGATCAGGTGCGTGATGCACTTAAATCCGCTGGTCGTTTCCGTGCTGTTTATCGCGGTCCCAGAGGTCGTTACTATGATCAGGCCATGACATGGAAAGAGGATGCCGTAGCATTTACGGTGTATCCACTATGACACCACAAGAACAAGAAATCATTGACGCTATCTGGGGAGAGGACGCTACAGATGTAGATCGAGCCGAAGCCCAACAGGTAGTAGAAGGTATATTTGCCATGGCTGATCTGATGAAAGATCGTATGCTGGCTGGTAAGATCGCCTATGTTCCACTAACCGATTATTTACATTAAGGATCCAAAATGCTTGAATACGTTTTATGCTATGCTTGGTCGTTTACCCTAGGAGCCTTTTTTGGAGGTGCTGTGGTTTGGTATCTATTCCATTTGAAATCCAAGGGTAAAATCTAACTTGACAAAACGCCAGTTTGGTAGTATAATAGTTTTACACAGTTAATTAGAAAGGGTTAGAAATGGCAACAACAGAAAATCGCACAGTAACCAGTGATGAGGCCCGAGTAGCACTCATACAATGTTTCAATAAACAACGTCCAGTATTCCTTTGGGGTCCTCCAGGCATTGGTAAGTCAGAACTAGTAGAAACCATCACCGAAGAGATGGGTGGACACATGATCGACCTGCGTCTTGGACAGATGGACCCAACAGATATCCGTGGTATTCCATTTTACAATAAAGATTTAGGTCTGATGGATTGGGCACCTCCGATCGACTTGCCTAGCGAAGAGCTAGCCAGCAAGTATCCAGTAGTGGTATTGTTCTTTGATGAGATGAACAGTGCCGCTCCAAGTGTTCAGTCCGCGGCTTATCAGCTTATCCTTAACCGTCGTGTAGGCAAATACACGTTACCCGACAATGTAGTTATGGTTGCCGCAGGTAACCGTGAAGGTGACAAAGGTGTTACATTCAAGATGCCTAGCCCATTGTCAAATCGTTTCGTCCATTTAGAAATGCGTCCAGACTTCGATGCTTGGCAAAAATGGGCAGTGCTCAACAACATACATAAAGACGTGGTTGGGTATGTTTCATTTGCCAAACAGGACCTGTTTGACTTTGATCCTAAATCATCAAGTCGTGCGTTCGCAACACCTCGTTCGTGGACTTTCGTTAGCCAATTGCTAGAAGACAATCTACCAACAGCAACAGAAACTGACTTGGTAGCAGGCACAGTTGGCGAAGGTACCGCAGTAAAATTCATGGCACATAGAAAAATAGCAGGCCAAATGCCTAACCCACGAGACATCTTAGATGGCAAGGTCAAAGACCTTAAAGTCAAAGAAATCTCAGCTATGTATTCTTTAACTGTGTCTATGTGCTATGAACTTAAAGACCTTAATGGTAAAAAAGACTCAGTTACCACAGAGCAATGGCATGAAAAGGTAGATAACTTCTTCAAGTTCATGATGGAGAACTTTACTACTGAACTCACTGTTATGGGTGCTCGTGTAGCATTAACTGTCTACAACTTACCGTTTGTTCCTAACAAACTTAAAACGTTTGATGAATTCCACAAGCGTTTTGGTAAGTATATCGTCCAGGCTGTGGCCTAATAGGAAAAGGCCCCGCAAGGGGCTTTTTACATCACAATGGGCATGACTACACAAGTTTCAATAAAGGTCAGTAAATTAGACAGCCGCCATACAGGTAATGGTTGGTTTACCCATAGGGTATCGTTTGAAGGTCCGCTACAAGGTCGTGTAAATAGTCTATGTAATGCCAGAGAATGGTTATGGTTGACATTTGGACCAAGCAGGGAAGTTGGGTTTATTGGGCTCATTGATCCAAACCAGAGACCACTGTGGGCCTGGGAAACTAACTATAACTATTTCAGGATATACCTGTCTGGACAGGCTCTTACACAGTTCCTATTGCTCAAGGAACAATTTGGATAGTATTTTGGTATTGACAAATACCAATTTTGAGTGTATAATGTTACTATACAATGAAGAAAGCGACACAGATGGCAACTAAATCAAACGGAACAACGACTACCAAAGCCAAGAACTATGTGGGAGTAAAAACTAATCCACAGACAGACGCCTTAGTGCGTGAAAAACTAGTGACTGCACGTATCGCACTATTACTCAAAGCACCTTTCTTTGGTAACTTGGCTACTAGACTGCAATTAATCAATGCTGATGATTGGTGTCCAACTGCCGCAACTGATGGACGTAAGTTCTACTATAACAGTGAATTCCTTAAGAAAATGCCAGCTAAACAGTTGGAATTCCTCATGGGGCATGAAGTCTTACACTGTGTCTATGATCACATGGGACGCCGTGGCGAACGTGATCCTCAGCTATGGAATATCGCTGACGATTACTGTGTAAATCAGGACTTGCTAGATCAACGTATCGGTGAAAAGATTCCTGTGGGTTTATACGAACCAAAATATCGTGGTTGGTCGGCTGAAGAAGTCTACGATGACTTAGAAAAGAACGCAGAGAAAATCAACATTGACGACTTGGTAGATCAATTATTAGACGAGCACTTAGATGGCAACGGCGACGGTGATGGTAACGACGATAAAGACGGAGAAGGTGAGGGCAAAGAAGGCAAAGGTCGTCCTAAACTATCAGAAGAAGAAAAGAAACAGATCCGCGATGAGATCAAAGAAGCTGTAATGACTGCGGCGCAGACTGCAGGTGCAGGTAGTTTACCAGCAGGCGTTAAGCGTATGATCAAAGATCTAACCACTCCACAACTAGATTGGCGTGCGCTATTACAGCAACAGATACAGAGCACCTTACGCACTGACTACACTTGGGCTAGAGCTAGCCGCAAAGGTTGGGATATGGATGCTATCATGCCGGGTAGTGATTGGGACAAAGAGATCGATATCTGTGTAGCTATTGACACATCAGGATCTATGTCAGATACCATGCTTAAAGATATTCTAAGTGAAGTCAAAGGTATTATGGAAAGCTATCAGAGTTTCCGATTACACTTATGGTCATTCGACACAGAAGTATATGCAGAAGGTGCTAAAGTATTTACAGCAGATAATCTAGATGAGATCATGGATTGGGAACCTCTAGGTGGTGGCGGTACTGATTTTGAAGCCAATTGGACATGGATGCGTGCTAACGACATACAGCCTAAGAAGTTTATCATGTTTACAGATGGTTATCCATTTGGATCATGGGGTGAACCAGACTACTGTGATACCATGTTTGTTATCCACGGTTCAACTACTATCACTGCACCATTTGGTATTACTACCTATTATGAATTAAGCAAGGAATATGCTTAAACACGGTGAACCAAATCCTCTTAATGTGCATCAATTGAGACGTATTAGTCACTGCCCCCCTCATTTTGAGCAAGTTACATTTGAACCTTACATTACAGAAAAACAAGTTACAGACTGGCTATATGAAAATCTAGAAGGCAGATTCTATATAGGTAATATAGACGTTGCCCGCACTCCTGGTGGTAAGCCTATAGATCGTAACTTACTAGTGGCTTTTGAACTACCTAGCGAAGCCAGCTACTTCAGCCTCATACTGCCAACTCTAAACACCATCTAAGAAATTTTTCCACCTCTCATCTAGCTGTTAAATAAAATTGTCCCCTAAGGAGAATTTATTAAATGGCCAAGAAAGAACAAGCTGCAGTTTCAACTGCGGAACAACAAACACAGCAACCTGTAGCCTTAACTCTACAAGATCTAGTGTTAGTTGCACAAATCATTCAACTTACTTCACAACGCGGTGCGTTTAAAGCTGAAGAATTAGAATCAGTTGGTGGTTTATATAACAAATTAATTGCATTTTTGCAAAGCACTGGCGCACTAGCACCAGCACAAACCGAGGAAAAGAAAAATGATTAAACACGTAGGTAAACACAATCAACGTAGAGTTGCTATTGTCTACAGAACAGTTCCAGATGAAGAGCATATGGCCTTGGTCATGTATACAGATTCATTGCCTAGTATGATCCATGATGAAGCGATGAAAGTATTAGAAAGCGAAGTTGGGCAGCAAGCCAAAGAACTAGCAGATGCATTATTCCGTTCGACTATGGCTGATGGCACAAACTGTTTGACTACTATCCATAAAGGTGGTTACTTAAAGAAAGTTCCATGTAATCAAGTTATCGTCACTCCTACAGCACAAAGCACTTGTCGTTTAGATGAACTTAATAATCTACTCAAGAAGATCGAAGAAGGTGGTGATGCCGCACAAGCATTAGCTGATATGGATGCTAATCGTGGTATCCGAGGTGTGGTGCAAGAAGGTCGTGAAGTTGGTCAACCAGCACAACCATTCACTGGTGCAGGTGCGTTAACTGACGCTGATTTAGCAACACAACGCACAACACAAGCTGAAAAATTAGAAGCAGAAGCTAAGGTGTTACTAGCAGAAGCCAAACGATTAAAACAAGAAGCTACTCAACTTTCACAACCTAAGGCTAATAATGTCGGAAAATCCAAAAAAGCCGCAGCGTAATAGCAAAAAAATCACGCTGAATACAGCAAAACGTTGGAAAGATATAGTCGAAGGTGTTGATAAGAAAGAAGTTCCTATCACTATCCTACAGCAGATCATCGTCAAATTGATAGATGGAACAAATATCAGTATAGATGTTAAAAAGTTATTATCAGATGGCATGGTTCCAAATGAAATAGAAACCATGCTAGATGATAAATTCATTGAATTAGATGCTTATATCCAAAACGTAGATTTCTTGATTGACATTGACAAAGTAGTTGATGCTGTGCAACCAGAAACAGACAAGGTTCTAAAAGGTCTATGATCTGTAGTATATTAGCTGCAACTAACTTAGGAGGCATAGGAAATCGTGGCACATTGCCCTGGCCCAAACACTCACAGGATCTTGCTTGGTTCAAAGAACATACAGAAAATCAAATAGTAGTCATGGGACGTAAGACCTGGGATGATCCCAAGATGCCCAAACCATTACCAAATAGAATTAACTATGTGGTAAGTTCAACACACGTTGATAGAGAGTATCAACATCTAGTTCGCTGGATTCCCGATAATGCCGTGGACAATATCAAAGAAATACAACGTCAAAATCCAAAAAATGATGTATTTGTTATTGGTGGTCGGCAGTTATATGAAGCTACAGAACCATTAGTTGAACGTGTCTATTTAACTCGCATGAAAGGAGCATGGTTTACTGATACACGTATCGACTTAGAACGCTATCTAGCCTGTTTCCGCATTTATGGTGTCCGCCCTGGTAACAACTGCACATACGAAATCTGGAATCGTGTCCTATTTTAGATTTGATATTCCTATAGAAAGATAGTATAGTAATAACATGAAAATTTAATCTTAACAACGTTAATCAATGGCAAACATTTTAATAGCAGGCGACAGCTGGGGGTGTGGTGAATTTGGCTGGTATGCTTCTCCTGATGAACTTAATCTTGCTTGGAAAAAATTTTATAATTCAGTAAAAGGAGCAGATTATCCACCTGCTCCATTATATAGTAATTGGATGAATCTTCCGGCATTTGTTTTATTAGAACTAAAAACAAAATTTAATTTCTTGGGTGATGAAACACTATTACCTTACCTTATATCGCCTGCGCCCTGGAAATTATTACATCGAGGATTAGAACATTATTTAATTGAGAGCGGGCATATCGTGACAAATATTTCAATGTCGGGTGGATCCAATAACTTTATAATTAATGCTATTAGATCACAAGAATCACTTAAGTTGTTTGATGTAATTTTTTATTTTCAAACTGATCCAGTCAGAGATTTAAGGCCGTATACAAATTTTAAAAAAGATTTTTCAACATACAAACAGTTAATATTGTGGCAAAACTCGCAATTGAACACAACATATACTCAACTTAACCAGTTAGGATCCGAAATTTATATGCTTGGAGGGTGCAGTAAATTAAATTTATCGTTATTATCTAAACATAAAAATTTAATTCCACTTTTTGAATCTATACCTGAATTTTTATTACCTTCTTATAGTCATCCAGAAATTTGGTTTAGTGACTGGTACAACTTAATTGATAAACAATTTGATATTGACAGCTTAGACAAATTAGTGTATAATAAAGGTGTGCAAGATTCGTTAGCTAACTATCGTGATTTATTTTGGCCAGATGGTCACCATCCTAATAGATTTGGATATAAAAAAATATTTGATTATATAAATGAAAACATATTTAGACAGTCTTAGATTTGTATTAGAAAACGGATCAGTGCGAGAAGATCGCACAGGTGTAGGCACTATTGGTGTTTTTGGTATGCAACAACGCTATGATCTTAGACAAGGCTTCCCTGCGGTTACAACCAAAAAGCTAGCCTTTAAGGCCTGCTTAGGCGAACTGCTTTGGTTCTTAGAAGGCTCTAGCGATGAACGCAGACTAGCAGAAATTACACATGGCACTCGCGAGGATGTTACTACTATTTGGACACCAAATGCCCTTGCTCCGTATTGGCAACCGAAAGCACGTTATGATGGTGATCTAGGTCGTGTATATGGGGTGCAATGGCGAGACTTTGGGGGTGTGGACCAATTACTAGGTTTGATTGATAGTATACGTAAAGATCCCTTTGGTCGTAGACATATCCTAACTGCTTGGAACCCATCAGAGTTAGATCAGATGGCGCTTCCGCCCTGTCACTGTTTTGCGCAGTTCTATGTCACGGCAGACGGTCGGTTAAGTTGTCAGATGTACCAGCGTTCCTGCGATATGTTCTTGGGCGTGCCCTTTAACATAGCATCCTATTCCTTGCTCACACATATGATCTCGCAGGTATGTGGGCTTGAGGCAGGAGAGTTCGTTCACGTGCTTGGCGACGCACACATATATCTGAACCACGTGGAGCAGGTAAAAGAGCAACTGGGACGTGAACCCTTACCGCTCCCCACTCTGTGGATCAATCCTGATGTCAAGGATATTACTAAATTTACTATGGAGGACTTTAGGCTAGATGGATACAACTATCACCCACCAATCAAAGCACCAATGGCGGTATGAACGTCCTCATCGTGTAAGGCTGTTTACTGAAGCCATGCACTTCCATAATGCCTATAAGTTGAGCAGCCAGCAGATTTATATGCACTGTGCCAAACACTTTAGCCAAACTGAACAGTATCGCTGGGTTGAAGAAAACGATATTAAGATAGAATTCATGATGGATGATCAGGTGACCAGCTGGCATAAGACTGTGATATTCTATGCTGATTTAAGTGAAGCAGAATATGTAGATTATACCCTGAGATTCTTTAGGCATAGAGAGGAATGGAAATGATTGAATATGAACAACAGGATTATGACACTGCAAAAGAAATAATCAGCAAGGGATTCTTGATGGATTTAGATAAAAATACATTAGAGTTAACTGAAACTAACATAGTTGATATAGCTAAGAAATATTATACATTAAGACTAAGGACATTCGATCCAACAACTGGCGATCATCTATGAAATTATTATTAGTTTTATTACTAGTATTTCCCTTAACGGCTATGGCATTCTGTGAACGCGAAGAAACTCTATATGCTAACAGCATTAATCTACATATCAAAACAAACGAACTACACGAAACCAGCAAACGATTATTTGAACAAAAGAAATTAACAGTGACAGAAATGAAAAAGAGTTTTTCTTTATTAAGTAGAACACATGACATGGTGATTAAATCTCAGCACCTTTATTATGAATGCAAAGCGAGGACTATGGTATGAAAGTTTACATAAGCAAATACAGAGACCATTGGCTAAGTCCATACACCATCTGTGAGAAGATCTGTTGGTGGCGTGAGATTGACTACGATGAGCCTTGGGTCAAACGTGTGGTTAAGATCCTTGATCCTGTGATGGATGTGTGGCGTAAGTTTTTAGACTTCGTTCACCCACGTATTGAATACGTTAAGATTGACCCGTATGATACTTGGAACATGGATTCAACACTGAGTCCTATCATCTTGCCAATGCTGAAACAGTTACGTAAAGAAAAACACGGTGCTCCCAATGTAGACGATGCTGATGTTCCGCCAAACTTACGTAGCACTACTAAGTCAGCACAGCGAGCTAAGAAAGAAACTTGGGACATAGATGGTAATCACTTTAAGCGTTGGGATTGGATCTTAGATGAAATGATTTGGGCATTTGAAGAGTTAGTAGATGACACTTGGGAAGAACAATATTTTTCAGGCAAGAGCGATATCATTTGGGTTCCCAGCAAGGAACTCGATGCCAAAGGTAGACCATTAACTTACGAGATGAAACGAGGTCCTGCAGACACACGCAAGTATGACAAGAAAGGCTACGCTAAACACAGTGCTCGCATCGACAATGGTGTTAGGCTATTTGGCAAATACTACAGGGCCTTATGGGATTAAAAATCATCGTCCATAAGATCGCAATGGGTGATGTAGAGGATCCAGAACTATATGCCGCGGCTCCTATCTTAGAGTGGGAAAAGTCAGAAAAAGGACAGTGGCTACACAAGAATAGTAAACAGCAGATGGAATATATCGTCCGCCCCAATCCAGAAACCTATGGGTGGATGGTGTTGATATTTGCGTGGTTAGAAGAACAAGATTTAACATATTTTAAATTAAAGTGGGGAGGATAACATGGCATACGACATATTA